GCTGATTTGGCGGCAACCGCAGCACGGCTGATCAACAAGCACGGCCGCACCGTCACCCTCATCCACCAGGGCAACACGCCCCTGGACACGGACAAGCCCTGGCGGGCTCAAGCCACTTACCCCCGCGCCCAGGTCACGGGGCAGGCTGTGTTCACTGAGCGTGAGATTGTGAATGAAGAAACCAACACCAAGCGTCAGGGGGAAGTGCTGTTGTTCGCAGCGAATGCAACGGATGAAGCACTGGAAGATTTTGACGCGGTTGAGGACGGGGGGCGGCTTTGGCGCCTGACCAACGGCCGGGTGATCCAACCCGGCCCCACGCGCATCATGTATGAGTTTGAGGTGGACCGATGACCATCAGCCAGGCTCGTGACGAGATGCTGTCTGTGTTCACAGCTGCGTGGGAGGGTGACCCTACCAGCGCACCCGTGCCCGTGCTGTACCCTGACCGGGCTCAGGAGATTCCCACGCAGGGCCCCTGGGCCCGGGCCCGTGTGCAGCATAACGCCAGCGCCCAGGTGACGTTGTCCGGTGAGGCGGGGGCCCGCCGGTTCCGCCGTACTGGGGTGGTGTCAGTTGAAATCTTCACCCCAACTGGTGATGGCTTGACTTTGTCTGATCAGTTGGCTATGATTGCGTCACGGGCGTTCGAGGGGGTCACCACTGAGCCCGGCCGGGTGATCTTCCGTAATGTCAGGGTCACAGAAGCTGGCCAGGACGGGGCTTGGCACAAGACTGATGTGCTGGCTGACTTCGAGTACGATGAGGTGAGGTAATGGCAAAGCTGAACAAGATTGATAGCAACGTCACGGGCTTGCGTTACGCGGAGGAGGAAAGCTTCAAGACGTTGCCCACAACGCCCGTGTGGAAGCCTCTGGAACCAAACAGTTACGCTGATTTTGGTGGTCAGGTAGCCACTGTGGCGCGCAACCCCATCAACCCCAGCCGGCAGCGCAAGAAAGGCGTGGTCACGGACCTGGACGCCAACGGCGGGTTCGACACAGACGTCACCCAGGGGAATCTGCAAGACTTGATGCAGGGGTTCATGTTCGCTGACCTGCGCCGCAAGGTGGAGTTTGGTGGTGACAGTGAGATCACGGGCGTGGTCAATGCCTCCAGTGACTACACGGCCGCCAGCGGGCTGGATGCGTTCGCGGCCGGTGACCTGGTGTTTGCCACGGGCTTCAACAACGCGGCCAACAATGGCCTCAAGACCGTCACCGGTGCCGCTTCTGGCGCGTTGACGGTGTCTGAGACGCTGGTGGACGAGACCCCGCCGGCCGGCGCCAAGCTGGTCCAGGTGGGGCACCAGTTTGCCGCTGATGACCTCAACGTTGACGTGAGCGGTTCCCTGCCCCAGATCACCAGTGATGCGACGTATGATTTCACGGCCCTGGGCCTGGTGCCGGGTGAGTGGATTTTCATCGGTGGTGACGGTGCATCCAACCAGTTCGCCAACGCCGTGAACAACGGGTTCGCCCGGGTGCTCAGTGCCACCGCAGACGGCATCACCCTGGACAAGACCCAGAACACCATGGTCACTGAAGACCTGAGCGGTGGCGAGACGGTGCAGATGTTCTTTGGCCGCGTACTGAAGAATGAAAGCGACCCCAGCCTGATCAAGCGGCGCACCTACAACATGGAACGCACGCTGGGTGCTCCCGAGAGTACGTCCCCGTCCCAGATCCAGGCTGAGTACATCAGTGGTGCGGTGCCGGGTGAGTTCACTCTCAACGTGCCCACGGCTGATAAGGTGACCGCCTCATTGGCCTTCACCGGTGCTGACAATGAGACCATTGACGGCCCCACCAGCCTCAAGACTGGCGACCGGCCAGGGCTGGTTGAGGCTGATGCGTTCAACACGTCCAGTGACTTTGCCCGTATCAAGATGGCCAAGGTGGTGGACGGTGACCCTGCGCCCACGGCGCTGTTTGCGTTCCTCACCGAGATGACCCTCTCGATCAATAACAACCTCACGCCCAACAAGGCCGTGGGCGTGTTGGGCGCGTTTGAGGTCACGGCTGGCACGTTTGAGGTCAGTGGTGACCTGACCGCATACTTTGCGGACGTGGCCGCCATCCAGGCCGTGCGCGACAACGCTGACATCACCCTGGACGCGCACATGATCAAGGCCAACGCCGGCATCAGCATCGATGTGCCGCTGATCACCCTGGGCGACGGCCGGCCCAACGTGTCCCAGGATGAGCCCATCACCCTGCCCCTGAACATGGCTGCCGCCACCGGCGCCAAGGTCAATTCGTCGCTGGACCACACACTCCTGCTCGTGTTTTGGGACTACCTGCCTGACGCGGCGGAGTGATGAGGAGCAACCACATGAGCATGTACCAGCAGTTCCAGACCGACACCCAAGCTGAGCGCAAGGGGATTGTGCTTGACTACGGTGATTTCCGCGTCACCATCGCCCGTGCCGGCGGTGCCAACAAGCGGTTCCAGAAGACGCTGGAAGCACGCACCCGTCATCTCAAGCGGTTGATCCAGACCGACAATCTGGACAACGAGCAGGCTGAGCCCATCGTGCGTGAAGTCTACGCTGACACGGTGGTGCTGGACTGGGAACTGCAGCAGCCTGACGGCAGCTGGACCCAGGGCATTGAGGGGCCTGAGGGTGAGGTGCTGCCCGTGACCAAGGAGAACATCTTGGCCACGTTCAACAATCTGCCTGACTTGTTTGCGGACATCAAGGAGCAGGCGCTCAAGGCATCACTGTTCCGGGTGGCACTGAAGGAGCAAGCGGCAAAAAACTCGTCGAGTGCCTGAGGTACGCGCTGACCCAGGCACCCGTTGAGCAGCGCATCATTAAACAGTGCGTGCGCGAGAGAACACCACTGCCACAGCGCATGCAGAATGCGCCAGAAGTTGAACCCGGGTTGGAGTTGTATTACGATGCGTTCTGGGAACTCAGCTCGTGCCGCCAGCTGGGCTGGAGTATTGGGCCAATCCCCTGGACAGCCATCAATGATTACGCTGTGGCCTACGGGTTGGATGAAGAACAGCGGGAGATCATGACCCACTGCGTGCGCGCATTGGACACGGTGTTCCGAGAGCATCATGCCCCCAAGGCTGGTAAGCAATGGCCACGAGCAGAAACCCAGAGCAGTTCGCGAAGCGGATGGGGTACAGGGCGGAGCAAGTGATTGCCAACGCCGAACGGGCTGTCAAGCGGGCGGCCGTTGCTGCTGATACCACCGCCGTGCTCAAGACCCCTGTGGACACCGGCCGGGCCCGGGCAAACTGGGTGGCCAGTGTGAGCACGGCCGACACCAGCGGGCCCTACGAGACTGAGGACAAAGCGGGTGGCTCAACCATAGCACGCAACCAAGCCACCATTAAAGGCTGGAAGCGGAAACAGGGGGCTATCTACCTGACCAACAGCCTGCCGTACATCCAGCGACTGGACGATGGCTACTCCGCTCAGGCCCCCAATGGCATGAGCAAAGCAGCTATCCAGGCTGCTCAGGCCCAGCTCACCAACTTCAAGCTGCTGAGGTAACAGGGTGGCCACTGAACGCCTGACCATTGAGGTGGATGAAAAAGGGGCAAGGGTTGTGAAACGCAACCTACAAGGCATTGGTGAAGGTGCCAAGCAGGCAGGGGGCGCGGCAAAGCTCCTCAAGCGGGCCCTGGTGGCTGCGGCCAGTGCCGCCATCATCCAACAGTACGTGCGCCTTTCGGACACGTTCACCAGCCTCCAGAACCGTATACGCAACACTGTTGACAGCCAAACTGAGTTAGCGGCCGTTACCGACAAGCTGGCCCAACTTGCAAACGACACCCGCAGCTCCTTCCAATCTACGGCGGAGCTGTACACCCGTGTTGCTACAGCGAGCCAGGAATTGGGCATTAGTCAGCAGCAGGTCATCACGTTCACCAAGTCTTTGAACCAGGCCATTTTGCTGTCAGGCGCCACGGCGGCGGAGGCCAAGGCTGGCGTGATTCAGTTGAGCCAGGGCCTGGCCAGCGGGGCGTTGCGCGGCGATGAGTTACGCTCAGTGCTGGAGGGGTTGCCCGTTGTGGCTGACACCATTGCCAAAGAAATGGGCGTCACCCGGGGTGAGCTGCGTGAGCTGGGCAGCGAGGGCAAGGTCACGGCCGAAATTGTGCTTGAAGCATTCAAGAACGCTGAACAGGAACTGCAAAGCGGGTTTGGTAAGACTGTGCCCACGGTGGGTCAGGCGATGACCGTTGTGCGCAACAAAACGCTCATGATGGTAGGCAGCTTCAACGAGAGCACTGGGCTGATTGATGCCATTGCCCAGGGTATCTTGAGCATGTCTGACGGGCTGGAAGTGGCTGCTGAGGCATTTGAGTTCATCGGTGACGTGGGCGTGGTGGTGGTGGAGGAATTGGCTGCCGCGTTGGCCCCTGCAATTGAGTGGGTGAAAAGCTGGGGCGTGACCTGGGAAGACGTGGGGCAGCTCATTATTGTGACCGTGGCTGCGGTGGTCCGCACCATCGCTCAGTACGTGGACATTATTGCCAAGGGCTGGGGCGATTTCTTCATGTTCCTGGACCGGGGGTTTGGGGACATCTTTGAGGGCATTCTCACCCTGGTTGCCGACTTTGTGAACAAGGCCATCGGCATCATCCAGGGGTTCATTGAGGGCGTCCGCGTGGCCATCAATGCGGTGCGCCGCAGCTTGGGCCAGGAGGAGCTGCAAGCATTCGACCTCATTCAGTTTGATCCGCTTAAGGTGGGGCGGCTGGGCCGTAACTTGGGCCGTGACCTGGCGCAGGGGTTGCAAGACAGTGACCTGACCGGAGCGGTGGACCGGGTGATCGAGGGGGTTGAGGCACGGCAGCTGGAACGTCAGCAGCGTGAGGCTCAGCAAGAACGTGAGGGGAGCAGCAGCCTGGACGTTGCGCCCTCCAAGCCTGAAGAAAAGATTGACTTTGCAGCATTCAATGAGTACCTTGACCTGCTCAGGCAAGAAAATGATCTGCTCAAGACCACGGCTGAACAGCGTCTTATTGAGCGGGCCATTCTCAAGGCTGAAAAGGAGCTGAAGCGCGATCTGACCGCCACTGAGCGTGAACAAATCACCGTGGCTACCCAGCGCAAGGCTGCACTCACAGAACTGAACAGCATAATTGAACAAGGCCAGCTGACCCAACAGCAGTACAACACAGCCCTTGATATGCTCAACCAGTTGCTCGACAACGGGGTGATCAACTCCGAGCAGTTCAAGGTTAAGCTGGGCGAATTGGACAGCGCCATGGGCCAATCAGTAGATGAGCTGAGTGCTTTGGAAATGGCCGGGCGTCAGGTGTTCCAGAGCATGTTTGGTGCGTTTGACCGTGCGCTGGGTGATTCCAAGATGACGTTCCGTGATTTCATTGACAGCGTGCTCAGTGACCTGGCCCGCCTTGCAGCCCAACAGGCCCTGCTCAACGTGGTCAAGGCCGTCGGCGGCCAGGGGGGAATTGAGCTGTTGGGCCTGGCCACGGGTGGCAGCTTTGAGGTTGGCGGCAGTGGCGGCACGGACAGCCAAGTGGTTGCGTTCCGTGCCACGCCCGGTGAGCGCGTGGACGTGTCCACCCCGGGCCAACAGCGTGCGGCTGAGGTGAATACAGCTCCGCCAGTGATCAAGATTGTCAACGTCACCAACCCCGACGAGATTCCTGAGGCCATGTCCAGCAGTGAAGGCGAGCAGGTTATCGTCAACACCATCACCCGCAATCGTGAAACCGTGAGGCAGGCAATTTCATGATCAAGGGCACGGCAACCGGCTACTTGGACCTGTCGGACAAGTTGGTGGCAGCGGCTACTGGCCGCAGCTTGACGGCCGTGGCTGTGAACAACGGTGGATCAGGGTACGTGGTTGGTGATGTACTGACCGTGGACGGGGGCACGTCCACCGTGGTGGCTACGGTTGAGGTGACGGCGGTGAGCGGGGGTGCGATCACTGGGGTGCGCGTTATGAACCAGGGCGTGTACACCGCAGACCCCAGCACGCCCAATTCGGCCACCGGCGGCTCCGGCACCGGGGCCAGCATCACCCTCACCATGGAAGCCAACGGCTGGACCGCCAACCGTGACTCCACTTGGAGCGGCAGTGAGAAAGAAGTGATGCTGGAGGGCGAAGGCGACGGCAGTGACGCCATTCACGTAGCCTGGCGCACTTTCAGTGGCAGCGGATACGCCAACTGGGAGCTGCATGGCCTGGTTGGTTACACGGCCGGTGCCCCTATGGACACCCAGCCGGGCGTGAGCCCCGGGTTTCATGACAATTCTGATTTGAACCAACAGTCTGGGGCATATCTGGTTCTGGCTGATTTGGCGCTGGAGTACTGGTTTTTTATCACCTCTCAACGTATCATCGGTGTGGTGCGCGTGGGCACGGGGTACTTCAACTTCTACCTGGGCTGGGGCAACCGCTTTGCCACCGAAAGCGAATACCCGTACCCAATGATAGTGGCTGGATGCGTCAGCGACCCTTGGACTAGTTACACGTCCAGCATGCTCAAAAGCGGGCTGATTGACCCGTGGCAAACACAGGAAGGTGGCGGCCGTAACGGGGGCCCCATGTTTGTGCGGCACGTAGATGGCACCTGGTACACAGTAGCCAATGGTCAAATCAATGACTCCAATAACCACGACCGGCGGACGGAACGTGTATATTGCCCCCCCGGTTACCCCGACGGGGCCACTCATCCATATGGTATGCCCTATGAAGACCAGTGGACCCGTTTGGACCCTGTGGGTTTTCAAAGCCTCATGCATGAACACCAAGGTTCTGGCACCCCTGATGCGTATCTGATGCCCGTGAACGGGGTGCGTACGCTGGTGCCTGGGTTTATTGTATTCACTGAACCGTCCCATCAGATTCTTGCTGAGCTAGATGCGGTGTGGTGGGTGAGCGCATATGGTGGCCTACTGAGCGAAGACCGCGTGATCATTGATGACGTGGCTTATCGTGTGTTCCAGAATTGCAACCGCACTGAAGTTTACAGTTACTTGGCCATCAGGGAGATCTGACGTGGCGTACGAGACTGGTTCTGCGAGTGATGTTGCTGACCTGGTGAACAAGCTGTTCACCTTTGCCACGGGCCTGACCACCAAGCCCTGGGTCCAAGACGAATTGTCCACCCTCCAGGGCACGCTGCACCTTGATGATTGCTATGTGACCTTTAAATGGAGCAACAACCCGGGCGAAGAACACGCCCTGGGCGTGTTCAACAGCACCGGTTATTCGTCCAGCACGCCAGCGGATGACATGCCCGGCGATAGTGGGTGCGGTGACGCATCCAATATCGACTACTATCAAGAACGCCACGTCAATTTTACTGATGGGGAAGGTAACGACAACGCTGGGCCCTTCAACGCTTATCATTTCTTTGCTGGTGAGGGCGACAACCCATACGTTTATGCGGTGGTTGAAAGCGTGGCTGGGGTGTACCGCCACTTTGGGTTCGGCAATCTTGAAAAGACGGGCGACTGGACGGGCGGCGAATTTGCGTACGCGCACTACTGGGGTGCCTATGAAGATGAGCCCTGGAGGGACCGTCACGCGGTTATGCTTGATGCGACCGAAAATAACCGCCCTGACAAGGCCGCATCTATGCGTGTTGAAGGCCTGCCTGGACAAGACCCAACTAGCAAATGGGGCGTCTTCATTGATTCCTACTACGCCAACGATGCAGGTGACGACACGGCCGGCAACCCCCGTGTACCGTTGGCCGGCACTGCACGCACTGGCGGGCTGACACACTATCTGGGCTGGATCAGGGCGTCCAAGAACGGGGCCTATGTGCCACTCATCCCCATCATTGCGTTTTACCGTGACCGGGAACCTACGCCGGAGGAATGGATGTGGCTGGGACAGATGCCGGGCGTGTTTGTGGTGAACATTGCTAACTTTTCCCCGGGTGATGAATTCACCAGGGGCGGGGACACATACAAGGTTTTCCCCCTAGTGCGCAAACAGTATTTGAACTCCAACACTGAAGAAACCCGGCACGCTGGCGTGGCCTACTTGAAGGTGACGTGATGGCAGACTACGTGGGTGCCACTGTCCCCCTGCCTCAAGGCGGCAAGCCTTCGGGCCATCCTACGTTCACGCTCCCGTTGCCGGGGCCGGCGGGTGGGCGGTTGTGGGGGTCGGCGGTTGGCGGTGCGGAGGACATCCAGGACGGCACCGCCCGGGCCACGCCTGTCCAGACTATGGACGGGGCGTTGAGCCCGGGCATGGGGGGCACCTGGTTTGAGCGCCTTTACGCTTACCCCACATTCTTTGAGCTGGGTAATGTGCTGACCACGGTTCTGCGTGACCTGGAGATTTACAACTCCCACCGCACCGTTGATCAACAGGTCACCAGCTTCACCAACAACGTAGACGCGGGGGTAAGCCTGGTCGGGTTCCCGAGCACCCCGTTCACCCTGGCCATTCAACACGGGACTCAGTTCCAGGTTGAGTTCAACACCAGTGGTCCGCCGGCCTTGGAGGGCACGTTGGACTGGGGGACAACGCTGGGCCTGGTGTCGGTGCCAGTGACCGGCAGCCGGGTGGTGATGTTCCCGTTTGAGCCCGAGACACCCATCCGTGAGGTGCTTGAGTTTGCCACTGATGTGATTCGGGGGGTTCAAGGCACTGAGCAGCGGGTCAGTGTTCGCCGGCACCCACGTCAGCTGATCAACATGCGCCTGCTCGTTGAGGATGACCGCCAGCGGCGGCGGCTGCAGGCCCTGCTGTCCACGTGGCACCCCCGCGTGTTTGGGTTGCCGGTCTGGTTTGAAGCCCGGCCCCTGTCTGCGGCGGCTGCCAACGGGGACACAGTGATCAACGTGGACACCAGTTACGCGGATTTCCGTGCAGGGTCATTGGCCATTGTGTGGAAGAACAGCAGTGAGTTTGATGCCCTGGAAATTCAGAGCATCACGCCCACCACCCTGACCCTCAGCTCACCGGTGAGCTACGATTATGATTGGGCCTTGGTCATGCCGCTGAGGGTGGCGGTGACGGGCTCACAGATTGGGCGGGCAGCGTGGCCAGTGAACCTGACTGAGATTGACCTGAGTTTCACCACTCTGGATAACCAAGTTGACCTGGCTGATGTGTCCGCATTCAGCACCCACAATTCCAAGGTCATGCTGGACGGGCCAAACCTGATGAACGGGCGGTTGGACGACAGCCTGACGCGGCAAATTGAACGGCTGGACAACACGGCTGGGGCCCTGGAACAGTTCAGTGATTGGGACAGCTCGTTGCCCCGCACGGCCAAAGGGTTCCTGGCTGACAGCCCGCAACAGGTATGGCAGGTCAGGCAGTTGGTCCATGCCCTGCGCGGCAGCCAGGTCAGTTTCTACTTGCCCACATTCTACCATGACCTAGTGATCACCGGTCAGCTGACCAACGGTTCAGTGCTGGCTGAGATTGAGAATGTTGGGTATACTGGCTATATCAACGGCCAGGAGCCCAACAAATCACTCTGGATCGAGCTGAACGACGGCACCGTGATCACCCGCCAGGTCGTGGGCTCAGAAGTGCTGGACGCAGAAACAGAACGGTTGACCGTGGACGTGGCATGGAGTGCTGACGTTGACGCAGCGGACATCCGGCGAGTAAGCTTTCTGCGGCTGGTGCGGATAGCAGACGACAAGGTTACGTTTGACCACGACTACACCGGTGACGCTAAGGTGACGATGTCGTTGATTGGGGTGTTTCGGTGACGTTTGAAGACAGAGAAACTTCTGT